GGGCTTGGTGATTCTTCAGCTCATTGGTACATCGCCACATTAGCTGTAGAGTCAGGCATCAGTCCCCGTGAGCTTATGCAGCTTGACGAACGGATGCTCTGGACCATTGGTCGCTATCTAGTATGGAAAGCCACCCACCAAGCACCTAAGCACTAAGAGGAAGCACCCTTCGGGGTGCTTCTTTTTTGTTCGGTAGACTTGGGTTAGATAGGTGGACTAAATGGCATTGAAACTTTACACAGGGCGCAATAGCGCTATAAAAGTTTATGCAAGTGACTGGAAACTGTTTGCTAGGGAATTGGGCAGGACAGACAGAGAAGCCTCAATTCAGTTGAAAAAAGACTTCAAAGAAATTATGAAGCCTGCTCAAGTTTCTGTAAGACAAGAGCTAAAAGGTCTTAGTAGTGCTGGTCCGATGCGCGGTATGAGGCACGGTGGGCGAACTGGTTGGGGCAGGAACTACGGAAACATTGGTAGTCCAGTTTCAGGAGCAAAGCGATACCCTTACGATTCTGTATTTATAGAAGCTTTCAATAAACCTAAGCGTGGGCAGACTGGTATCGCTCGTCTTAGAGTTCGGTCAGCAGGAAGCGTAATTGGTGATCTTGCTAATAAAACTAAAGGCGAGGGCAGAACTCGAATGTATAAAATTAGAGAGTTCGGTGGTCCAGAAGTAAGCAGGACTCACCAAATTAGAAGTAGTGCTGTCCAAAAGATGCTTACCAATTTGGGCGGAATAAGTAAGCCAAGCAAGCGCAAAAAGTCTCGAAATGTCTACCCAGGCTTTGACAAGTCCGAACCCGCCGTAACCGCAGAAGCAAAAAAAGCGATTGACAAAGCTGTCAGAATAGTAGAAGCCAATATGAATAGGAATTCCCGATGAGCAATATGTTCTTGAATGTCGTTAGCACATTCAAAGGAGATGGAATCAGTGCCGCAACCAGGCAACTGGGCGCGTTTGGTAAACAAGCTGGTGGACTCGGTGGCACCCTTGGCAAAGTCGGTGCTACTCTTGCCTCATTTGGGCTTGCTGCTAAAGCAGTACAGTTCACTAAAGAAACTATTGACTCTGCGCGTGATCTTGAGCGAAACCTTTTTTCCGTAAACACAATCTTTGATGAACTAGCTCCAAGAATGACTCAGTTCACGATAAATGCAGAACAAATTGGTCTAAGTCAAAAAGACGCTGCCAAAGCTGTTGTTTTCCTAGGTTCTGTTCTAAAGCAATCTGGTTTTGCCATGGAAGATGTGGCAACTGAAAGCGAAAAGCTTGTATCTCTTGGTGTGGACCTAGCTGCAACCTATGGCTACGATGTCCAAGAAGCTTTGCTTGGTATGACCGCTTTGTTCCGTGGTGAGTACGACCCGATTGAGAAGTTCGGTGTCGCGATGAAGCAGAGCGAAATCAACGCTGAGCTTGCTGCTAGAGGACAGAACAAATTAGAAGGCGCTGCTCGAAGAAATGCTGAGCAGATTATTCGCATGCAATTGCTCTATCAGAGAGCAGCTGATGCTACTGGCGCTTTTACTGCTCAATCAGGAAACTTGTTTGTAGAGCAAAAGAAGCTCCAAGCTGCATTTGAAAACATGCAAGCTACTGTTGGAGCGCAACTGCTTCCTGCCATTGGTGGATTAGTCGCTGAGCTAAAGCCTTTAGTGGATGTAATTACACCACGGCTTATTCAAGTTGTGAATGATGCTGGACCTGGTATTGAATCCATGACTCAGTTTGTAAAAGACTTGGGAGATAAAAGCACCACAACTGGAGCGAGCGCCTCTTTTCTTGCTGATTCTATCGGCACTTTCTTTAGATTGCTTTCGGAAAACTTTGGAGTTATAGTCCAAGCAACCATCTTGATTAGTGCTTTTCGTGTAGCCTTCCTACTTCTAAACGCAGCTATGCTTGCTACACCTACTGGCTGGCTTGTGTTCGGTTTGGCAGCAGCTACTACTGGGCTTTTGTTAGTTGCAGATGCAGCTAAAAAAGCTGAGACCGCAGTTTACAACTCAAATGTAGAAATGCTAAAGACTGATCCTATAAAGCAAGTGGTTGCGCCTTACAGGGTATACGAAGGCATACTTGGGAACCTTAGTGATAGCTCTGCTGTGGTGAGCGAAAAAACTAAGCAAATGATTAGCCAAGTTGAAAGGGCCGATAAAGTCAAGCTTGAAAACCTAAGAAATCAAGTTGGGAAAGTTAGAGTTTCTGCTAAATACGCTGCTAATGAGCTTCGTAGGATGCGTATGCAGGCTGGACTGGCAGAGATAAAAGATCCCGAAGCAGTTGGAACAGGAGAAGGCACTGGTGGTGCTGGTGGCGGTGGTGGCGGTGGCGGCGAAACGGCTGCTGAAAAACGAGCCAGAAAAGAAAAAGCACTTTTGGATAAAAGAAAAGCAGCCTTCAAGAGCTTCAATGAAGCCGTCAAGCAAACCTTTAGTCAGTTCAAAGAAACAATTATGAGTTCCTTTGACTTGCCAAGCTTGGGTAACTCAATAAACTCAATCACCAGAAACATCGGTAAGTTACTTCAAAAAACTAGGAACTTTGCCTCAAACATTACCCAGCTTGCCTCAATGGGACTAGACCCAGCATTGCTTCAGCAGGTAATCCAAGCAGGTCCTATAGCTGGCGCACAGTTAGCAGCAGCTTTGGTTTCGGGTGGCGCTGGTGCAATTTCTGGTATAAACGCTTCTTTTGCCGAGTTTGGTAGCTTAGCTTCTACGATTGCTGGCGCTGGTACAGGTGCTTTGTTTGGGACCCCACAAACAGTAAACAACTACAGTGTTAATGTGACTGGCGGAGTTGCTACGGCTGCTGATGTCGGTAGGGCAGTTGTAAACGCAATCAGAAGCTTTGAAAGCCAATCGGGTTCGGCATGGAGATCGTAAATGAGCCTAAAAGTAGAGTTTGGATTTGCCGATTCTGGCACACCTGTAAATTTCAATGACATTACACAAGATGTAATAAGCGTAAACATCACAAGGGGTAAAGACCCTGAGCAGGACACCTTCAACGCTGCATCTTGCAATATTCAGTTGAACAATCAGCAGAGACAATACGACCCTGATTACCCTGCCAGCCCATACCAAGGCTTGATAGTTCCAACAGGTGAGGTCAGGGTTTACAAAGACAATCAAATTCTTTTTACTGGTGTCATTACTGACTGGAACTTTAGCTATAGCCCCAACGGAGATTCGGTTGCTGAAATTATTGCTTCTGATGCTTTCTGGAACCTAAACAACCAAACACTTACCGAGTTCGCTCCCGTGGAGCAACTTACTAGCGAAAGAATTATCACTGTATTAGCTAGGGCAGAGGTAGGTGGAACTGCTGTATGGCCTACAAGCTCTCGTATTATTGCCACTGGTGTTGCAACAGTCGGTGATTACGATGTTGCTGATGGTACAAATGTCCTTAGCTATTTACAAGAAGTAGAGAAGTCAGAGCCAGGCAGACTGTTTATTGACAAAGAAGGTCGGTTAGTATTCCGTAGCCGAAACAACGACCTAAGCAACCCAAGCTATGAGTACACCAGAATAAACCTGTCAAGCAACCCATCCTTTGAGAACAACACCCAAGGCTGGACTACTACTGCTGGGACACTAACTAGATCTACAGCCACCGATTACATTGGCTCAGCGAGCGCAAGCCTTACCGCTGGTGGAATCACTCAGCAATACTTCAATAGCGAAGCTGGCGCATCTTTCACAGCGTCTATCTATGCCAAGGCAAGTACAGGCACAGCGGTAATTGAGCTATCTGGTATTGCTTCGACTGGTGGAACTGCTGCTTATACAACTTTAGGTACAACTGTTGGTACAGTGACAAGTACTGATTGGACAAGGATTAGCACCACTTTTGAAGCAACCACGCTATTTGGTGGGATTCAGGTAAACGAAACAACATCCTTGGATTCAATCTTTTTTGATGCTGTGCTGATTGAGGAAACCCCTGTGCTTGATGCTTACTTTGACGGAGCAAACAGTCCTGTCTACAACTCAACCAATCCAGCCCTGCCTGACTATCAGCCAGAAAGGGCTTTTGAAAGCTACAGTACTGAGTGGGTGCTGAACTAATGAGTTTCGGTACTTACACAAATGGGGCAACCTTAGATGTGGACCCCTTCAATGGATTTAGGCCACCTTACAAGATCGCCCAAAAGATTACCTTTCCAACTATTACTGGGAGAGATGCACCTGGCAAGACTGGCTCTGCTGCTAAACCTGCTTTAGTTTCGAGCATTGCCATTAGGGTAGCTGGATACGATGGCGATACAGCCACTACTCGCTTTGCGATGTGGAGCAGCACTGGTACTAGCGGTTCCTACTCTGGGTTATTCACGCTACCTACGAACGACACCCCACCACTAACAAGCAGAGATTTAGCAACACCGAGGACCGTCTTTTCTACAGTCCAGTACTACATCGGTTTTACTAAGACCTCTACTAGCAGGTACACATGGGGTGTGGACTCAGACTTTACTGATTCCATCAGGCAGGACAACACCAACTCTGGCTCAACGGATAACTTCAAGGATGACGGACTAATCAGCCCAGGTGGTGCTAATGGCTCACTTGTCTTTGAGGTAGATTACGATGTCTTGCCGACTGCACCTACAAGCCCAAGCGCATCAGCTTCAGGCACAACAGTAAGCCTGACATGGGCAGTGGTTAGCTCAACTGGTGGGCAAGCAGTTACTGGCTACAGAATCCAGCGATCTACTGACAACATAAACTTCACAACGATTGTTGCAAACTCAGCCAGCACCACAAGGGCTTACACAGACTCAAACCTTACACCTGGCTTTACCTACTACTACAAGATTGCTGCCATAAATGCAGTAGCAGTTGCTCATGGCACTGATTACTCAGGTCCATACTCAGACGCTGTTTCAGCGGTAGTTTCGTCTACTGCTGGCAATGCTCAGTCCCTTCTAACCGTGACAGTTGCAAACCCAGAGCCATCCCCAGTGCAATTTAGCGACTTTGGTGATGGAATCCAGTTCACTCAAATTGAAGTTTCTTATGGTTCAGAGTTCTTGTATAACGAGATAGAGGCAACTACTCAGGATGCTCTTTCTGAAGTACAGGTCACTTCTGCCCCTGCATCAAAAACTCGTTATGGAGTAAGGGGATATTCGGTCACATCACTTTTGAATTCAACTGACGAGGGAGCTTTAGCTGTTGCAAAAGACCTGCTGACCTATTACTACCAGCCAGAACTAAGAGTAGATGGCATAACGATTGACCTAAGCAACCTAAGCATTGCCGAGGTTTTGCAGGTACTTGACCTAGAGATTGACTCGTACATCAGCGTTAGCTTTACCCCTAATGGCGTTGGAGATCCTAAGATTGCCTCTGGCCTAGTGACTGGAATCGCCCACAGGATTACCATAAATACCCATGAGGTAGAATTACGACTAAGGAACGAGAGAACCTTGTTTACACTCAACAGTGACAGCAAGGGAATCCTAGACCAAAACATACTAGGACCATAGTTAGGACATTATGCCAATCAAAGTTTTTGAGCCATTCACTCGGCTTGATGCCAGTGATGTAAATGAGTTTCTTGTAAACAAGGGCGGTTTGGAACTAAGCCAAACTGTTCAATTTACTGCATCTGGAAGCTTTATCAAGGCTGACTACACCGATGTTGTTGCAATCAAGGTCAAAGTTCAAGGTGGTGGCGGTGGTGGCGGTGGAGCTGCTGCATCTTTGGCAAGCAACGCATCAGCCTCTACTGGTGGCGGCGGCGGCGGCTATGTGGAAAGTTTTATCTCTGACATCTCTACGCTTGCTGGCACAGTGACTGTCACAGTTGGAGCAGGTGGCGCTGGTGGCTCTGCTGCTTCTGGTGCAAATGGTGTGAACTCTAGCTTTGGTACTGCTCTTGTTGGTGGTGGTGGTACTGGTGGAAGCCTAGCTGGTGCTGCTACAACTGAAAGGTCAATCTCTGGTGTAGATGGCGGTAGCGGTACTGGTGGGGCTGGGGATTTGATTATTCCTGGCAGCGGTTCATCTTTGGCTTTTCGCTCTATAAACTTCGGTGGTGGTGGTGCAGGTGGCAGCTCGGTACTTGGTGGAGCTGGTGCAGCAACTAGCTCATTGTCAAGCTCGACTGGTGCAAATGGAGCAGCAGGTAGACAGTACGGCGGTGGTGGCGGTGGTGCCTTCAACAAGGAAAGCAACACAGCCCGAACTGGTGGTGCTGGTGGTGCTGGCATCGTAATTATTGAGTTGTATAAGTAGGCAGACATGGCAGAAAACAAACGCTGGGCTTGCATCAAAGCCAACAAAGTTGAGATGGTAATTATTTGGGATGGCTCTGCAAGCTGGTCCCCTGCTGATGACTACACAATGGTTGAGTTGCCAGATGACTCACCTGTTGGTCCTGACTGGGATTACAGCAATGGCAACTTTGTGGACAACAGACCAGTAGAGATTGAAAACTAATGGCTGAGGAAACAACTGGTGTACGCATTACCCAGCAGATGATTTACCAAAAGCAAATAGAGATGAACGACACTCAGCTCAAGATGCTTGTAAAGCTAGACAACCTTGACGATGTACCAGACAGGATCAGAGAAGTAGAGCTATCACTTGCTCGCCTAGCATGGATAGAAAAGATTGCCTACACAGGTCTAGCCGCTGGCTTAGTTTCACTTATTGGCTCAGTAATAAACATGATTGGAAGATGATGACACCAAAACCGCAGATGCCACTTGACGGCAAGTTTGGAAAAGACTGGAAAGTTACCAGCCCATTCGGTTGGAGAACTCACCCTATTGAGAAGCGTAAAAAGCACCATAACGGCGTAGACCTTTGGGGTCCCAAAGCAAAGATTTGGAACGAGGCTTGGCACAGAGGCAAGGTCATTGCTGCTGGCACTTCAAAGCTAAAAAACGCTGATGGCTCTCTTGGTGGTGTCGGCTGGTTTGTAGATGTGCGCTCAAAGATAAATGGCAAGTTTTATGTTGCACGATACGCACACATGGTTGAGAACTCGCTACAAGTAAAGGTTGGCGAGATTGTAAAGCCAGGCACTCGGTTGGGCATCATGGGCAACACAGGTGCATCCGCTGGTAGACATCTGCACTTTGAAATCTGCAAGGGCAGAACTCACCGCTGGACATCAGACGGTAAAGGCTTTGTAGACCCACTAAAGTTTGTCAAAAATGTTATTGCTAAGTGGGAACTAGATCAAGAAGTAGACAAGGCAACTCCAGACACAGGCGAACTACTGCCTGCACCAGTTCACGAGCCAGCTCCTAAATTGGCAAAACCAAAACAGGAAAAGGTCAAACCTAAAAGTGCTAAATAAGTTAGCTAAAGACAAAAGCCTACGAGTGATCCTTGTGGGCTTTTTTCTTTTCTTCATGGTGTGGCAACCTACACCTGCCTATGCTGCCGTAGCTTGGGCTTCAATTACTTGCCAAGATGAATCTGGCACACAACAAACATTTCAAGTCGGGTGGGACAATGAAAACAATTACTTTCTGGACAAGGGGAACATCGCTCAGCACTATTGCGAAGGGGGCTTTGCTGGTAGCTTCACCATTTTTGTTGGTGTTGTATCTTCTGACGGCACTGAGC